CTTCGAAGCGCAGACGCTTAACAATCAAAAAAACATATCGTTCCTCTTTCTATGCCCCTCACATCATTGACGCGGGGTGGAGCAGCCCGGTAGCTCGTCAGGCTCATAACCTGAAGGTCGTAGGTTCAAATCCTACTCCCGCAACCAAATTAGCCCGTAACATCAATATGTTACGGGCTTTTTGATTCATGATCATTCTCTGTTTTTTTGTCATGTCAACGCCATGTCAACAAATGGCCGGGCGAGCATTGGCGTCCTATGTCAACGTCTGCCCGCTCTTAACGCTGATTGAAACAAGTCGGCATTGAGAGTTTACGAAGGGCATTGAAGGCATGACCAAGATGTTGGCTCATGGGCAGGGTCCAGGTGGGGATGAGGTCCGCCATGGCTGCAGCATGTCCCTCGATTTCCTCAATCACCTGCTTGATGTTGTGGGTGCCGTTGTATTCTTCGGCCGACCTGCGGAGGTCCTTGCATATGACCATGACGGTGCCGTACGTGTGCAAAGCATCAACCTGACTTTCTGCTGCCTCTATATCTTTCAGTAAAATCATTAGGGCCTCCAGGTGGGCTTTAATATCTTGGTACATCATGCCGCCACCGTCGCGATCCCGTCCAGCCGAACGCTGAGCGTTGCCGTCCCATTCGCTGCGGCTTTGGTTGCAACGCCAATGGGGAACATGCCGGTTGCAGGCACGACCACCTTGCCGGTGCTGTTGTTCCATGCCACCCGGTCGCCCTGGGCGATAACGGCGGTTGAGAGCTTGGGTAGTTCGTAAACGCCATTGGTGGCGATCTCAACCTCATCTCCGGCCAGCACATCCGTAGTTGCGACACCGAAGATGCTGCCTACAAGCACACCATCACCACTGGCAATGTTGGCCGTTGCGGTGATCGTGATGATATTGCCATCCTGAATAAATGTCTTCATGGGTTATAGTCCTTTCGATGATTGAATGCGTACGACCGACACTTGGCTCTGACCCGCACCGACGATCCGGCGTTCCAGATCAGCCAGTGCATTGGCCATTTCCGTGTCGGTGCCGTAGGTGACGCGCTTGTCGCCGTATTCGACGGTACGAACACCCTTGTAACGGGCCTCCATAAGCGCATCGCGCCATGTGGTGAGTTGAGCAAGGTCAGCCATTACGCGCCTGCATTGGCATACCAGCCACGGTGATCGACGAAGCCTGCGCCGTAATCCAGGATTACCCGGATCTCGACGCCGTCCACGTCCCAGCCGGATTTGCTTTCCACCTGCGGACCTTCGCCACCGGCAAGGTAAGCAAACTCAAGCCCGTCGATCTCGGAGGGATCAGCGGTGATGTACCATCGGGTGGCACTGGCCAACCGGGGTTCGATTACCAGAGACAGGCTGCCGGAGAACGGATTAACGTCTGCCGCCTTGGCCGCAGCTACGGTTGCCAGCCACTTCTCGGCTTCTGTTTCTAAGGCGGGCGGCACCAGCATATACTTGGGCGTGACCCGAATGGGTTCGCCAGAAAGGCCTTTCTGGGTGCGAAGGGCCAAACGCGCTGCCGACAGGGTGGTGTCAGAAATCACTGCGCTGGTGCCAGCCTTGTTGCCATGGTCGGCGTGGAACAAAACCTTGGTATCGTCCATCTTGGGACCATTGCCACTGTTGGATTCCAGCAGGTCGACCAGAACACGAGCCTCGGTCTCTGCGGCGGCTTGTCCCATACGGCGGGCCAGATCAGAAAATGCCCCAAGATCGTCATTGACCAACACCTGTCGGGTGATGCCAATCTTGCGCGCCCAGGTCTCGACCTTGTAAGCCTCCTTGGCCTCGGTCATGGTTCCGGCCTTGATCTCACCGTGTTCGTTGAGTTTTTCCAGCATGGGAGCTTCGCCTAACATCAGCTTGTTGATGGAGCGAAAATCCTTGGCTGTGGTCTGGCGACCAAGACGGCGGATGCCAGACGGTGCGGTCTGATAGGCATCGCGCAATGTGCGTCCCACGGTGTCGCCGAGGATGATGGGAAAATCAGACGTGGTGTGCAGGGCACGGGTAATCATGGAGGCGGGCGATAAGCCTGTCACCTGAAACCCGCGCAGGGACAGCAGTTCTTTTGCCATGTCGACAGGCGTTGCGTAAGCATACCGCCGAGCGGGCTCGGAAAGCTCGTGCCCAGGATTAATCCGGCTATAGAGGGCTTCGCCCATCTGCCGGGCGCGAATCTCGGGATCATCTTGGGAATCGACTAGTTCCACCCGTGTCTGTTCGGTGCGGATATCACCACCGCCCCGTTTGGCCAGTTCGTCAAAGGCCGCACGGCGGGCTGCGTCGGCATCAGCCTGCCGGTCGATAAGGCCGTCAACGAAGGCTTGGTCCAATCCAGCCACTTTGGCAATGGAACGGATCTCCGTGTTGATGGTAGCTCGGGTCTGAATGACATCCGTTGCGGCATTGTCATTGGTCGTTTGCGCCTGAGTATCCTCGGACGCGGTATTTAGGTGTTCCATGTGATTATCCTCCATGCGAACGGTTGCGCCCGGATCAGCGGGCGAGGGGACAAGAGAAATCTCGTGCGGGGTCCATTTGGTCGCCGTGCGGACACGGGTGCCGTCCTCAAGGCTGTCGGCCCATTCTTCGACCGAATAGCCAACGCTGATGTGGCGCAGGATTCCGGCGGTCACGTCCTGCCAGATGGGTTCCACCTCGGGCCGGGCAGAGAACTGGATGGTGGCGGTGCCTTCCTTGCCGGTGACGGTGGCGTCACGGACGGTGCCAAGGACATCACGGACCGCCGTTTGGCGGTGGGCATCAAGGACGCTGGCCCCGATCAAGCGGGACAGGTCCACGGCTTTTGCATCAAGACTCAGGCGTTCCACATAGCTGCCGTCAAAGTCCCGGCGTTTGACCGGGGCACCGGTGGACCAGATCACATCAACGGTGCGGGCATCCGTGTTGACGGATTGGGGTGCAAAACTGGCGCGTCGGGTGATGATGTCTATAACGTCAGGCATTGGGTGCCTCCTGTTGTGGCGCTGCCTGACGGGATTCAAAACAAAGCCCGAGGGCATCGGCGCGTTCCTTGTCGGCGGCGATCTCAGCGTCGATGTTCTCGG